TGTCCGAGTTTCGATGTGCAGAAATGGCTTAAATCCATAGGTATAAACCAGTAACAACCAAGTAAACCAATCACAGCGATGTCCTTCAGCGAAATCCTCAACATACTTCTTGGCGGTGGCGTCGTGGCGCTTATAGTGGCTGTCGCCACCATGAGGGCGACTGTACGCAAGGCCAACGCCGATGCCGAAAAGGCAAAAGCCGAAGCCGAGACCGTGCACATCACCAACACCGAGAATGCGACCCGGATTCTGGTGGAGAACATCGTGAAACCGCTAAAAGACGAACTTCATGCTACCAGAGAAGATCTTCAGGCCACTAAAAGGGAGATGGCCTCTACCAAGAGAGAAATGGCCCGGCTGCGCAAAGCTGTCGAAGCTGCTTCCGGTTGTCCTCATTCTGACGGCTGTCCTGTGCTTGCCCGGCTGCGCGACCACCAAAAAGACGCAGACCGAACAAGTCCAGAGCCAACAGATAGTGACGGTCCACGACACAATTCAGACATTTACGCGGATTGTCCAGACGGAAGCGGTGCCGGAGAGCCGTGTGGAGATGAGGATATCCGTGGACAGCCTCCTTAAACTCCCGCAAGGCGCGACCTATCACCGCAAGAGCGGACAGGCCCATGCCGAAGTATCAATACGAGGTGACACTATATACGTGACCGGCACATGCGACAGCCTCGCCCGGCAGGTGGAATATTACGAGACGCTTTACCATAACGCACGTGACGCACTGGAAAGTTACCACGCCACTGTTCAGGAAGAGACAAAGACCCGGGAATCTCCCTTGGAGATATTTGTCAAAGGACTTGCCCTGGGCTTTGTTGCCGGGATATCCCTAACTTATTTCATCAAAATCTCAAAACGACGCAAAAATGAATAAAGACTTCATGTACGGCATCGGTGCCGTCAAATATAAAGGCAAACCTGTCGGCTACATAACCAAGAACTCATTCGACTTGGGTGGCACCAAGCCCGAGTCCGCCGACATAGAGGCCGAGCAGGTTCCCGGAGCTCCAGTTCTGGTCATAGCACAATCCAACGGCAAGATTGCGCCCAAGTTCGACATGATCCAGTTGAATTTCGAGAGCCTGGAGCAGTTTCTGGGTGGCAAACTCCATAAGTCGGGTGAAAAGGTTGTCGGCTGGACGGCTCCCCGAGCCGCGATGGTCATGGAGGGACCATGGGAACTGGAACTTGTGTCCGGGCAGTCCATCCTAATTCCCAACGCCACCCTGCTTTCCGACCTCGCCGGCAAACTCACGCTGACCGAGACCGCCAAGATTGAGGTCGAGCTGAAGGTCGCCATGCCGTCAGCCGCCAAGGTTCCCCCTTACGGCGTATTCGCCAGCGATTCACTGCCCACTGAGTGGAAGGAGGAAACCGGATGGCTGCTCCCCGAGGAAACCGAAACCGCATGATAAAGTATGGACATCACGCTTGAGCGGGCCATACAGCGCGAAGCTGCCGACGCGCTGCTGAATATAGGCATTTCGATTCCGCTTAAGGAATTCAAGCTGCCTTTCAGAAAACGCCCCGTGAAACTGCGTGTGACACTCAAAAGACCATATATGTCCGGGCAGATCCAGTTTGCCCGGACATATCTTTCAATGGAGGTCACAGCAGAGCAGATGGCGGCATTTACCAAAGAGGAACAGATGCGGTTCATGGCGAAGCACGGAGCAGCGCTCTGCCGGATGATAGCCTACACTATTTGCGTGGGACCGGTGCGCCGTCTGTTAGTCCGGCCGGTGTCATGGTTTATCCGGAACTGTGTGGAGCAGCATATCATTCTGGCTGCGGCGCAGAAATTCGTAAGCCTGATGGGCACCGACCCTTTTATACCTATTATCAGATTAGCCGAACGGACGAATCCAATGAAGCTGAGACTGAGCCGGGCCGCGAAGGGGAGTTAAAGAGCGGTTACGAACCCTCCCATAGCCCCTTCGGATTTATATGGCAGGTGGCCGATGCCACAGGCTGGAGTGTGGACTATATCCTGAACAAAGTAAATTATCAGACCCTGATTATGATGCTGAGTGATGCCCCACGATACAAGAGCGGACACAAGGCATCACAGTCAAACAAGACAGCCGGCGCTACCGCAGAGGATGATGCCCGGGAAGTTGAAGGATTCTTCAGAAGCAATTTAAAACAGTGACACATGAAGCCCGTAGAGCTTGAAATATTCCTTCAGGACGGCCTGACCCCCGGTCTCAAAAAGGCTGGTCAGACCGTCAGTCGCTTTACCAACGACACCAAGCGTCAGCTCAAGGATGTCGCAGGAGCATTGACCGTGCAGCGCGGCATCGTGCGCGACCTTGAGAAACAGTACCGGGAACTTGAAAAATCTGTCAAGAAGATGGCTCCGGGGCAAGCTGCCGCAAAGGCGTCCTCCCAGCTTGCCGCTCTCAAAAAAGAACTCGACGCGGAGAAGGCCGGACTGGAGGAACTGAAAAAACAGCAGAGAGAGCTCAAACTTGAGGCTGATAATGCCGGAGCATCGCTTAGGCAGCAGCTACGTAGTGTCCGTGAGGAGATTGCCACATTGTTGCTTGCATATCGGTCCTTGACAGATCAGGAAAAACAAACTGCCCAGGGCAAAGAGCTTGCCAGGCACATCGACGAGCTTACGGAGAAAGCCGGCGAACTGAATGATGCTATTGCCGACACCTCTCAGGCAGTTACTAACGCCGCATCCGACTCAAGAGGGTTTGACCAGTTGGCGGGAGGCATACAGCTCGTAGTTGATGGATTCGGACTTGCTACCGCCGGAGCCCAGGCACTTGGATTAAGCGAGTCCGATCTTATGGAGGTTCAGACACAACTTCAGACGGCGCTTGTGGCGAGCAATGCATTGACTTCAATGCAGGTCAATCTTCAGAAACAGTCTGCCCTCATGCAGGGTGTAAATGTCATACAGACCAAGGCTGCCGCCACAGCCGAAACAATCCGTACATGGGCGGTAGGCCGTGGGGTGATTGCCACCAAGGCAGCCACGATAGCACAGGCAGCTTTCAACGCCGTGGCAAAGGCTAATCCTTACGTACTGCTTGCTATGGCAGTTGTAACTGTTGTCGGGGCTTTGTATGCCTTTGCGAAAGGGAATGAGGCTGCTAAGAAGGCAGAGGAGGAACGCCAGGCACAACTTGAACGTACCAAGGAGATAAATGAAGGTATAGCCCGGTCCATAGGTGAAAGCGCCGGTTCCCAGATTGCGGCATATAATAAGTTACAACGTGCGTGGAAGGCTCTTGGAGATGACATGGCCAAACGCAGGAAATTCGTTGATGAGAATAAAAAGGCATTTCAGGAACTGGGTCTGTCGGTCAACAGCGTCAAGGATGCCGAGGAGGTTCTGGTCAATAACACAAGCAATGTGGTGCAGTCTTTTATCCTCCGTGCGAAAGCTGCTGCATTGGATAAAGCGGTCACACAGGCTTATTCCACTATGTTGGAAAGACAGGATCTTGCGCGACGCAATGCGAGATATACGGTTAAATCTCAAGGGGACGAAATAAGCTATGCAGATGCCCAGGCAAGAGGTATGGCCGGCGTCCGTGCTGTGCCTCATGAACATGTGAGAGCTAATGGAGGAGGCGCCACAATGAGCAGCTGGACGACATATACATACGAAGTCAGCGATGCAGGTGCTTACAATGCCGCCAGTAACCGGTTGGCTCTTGAGGCGCGTGACCGGGAGATTCAGGCTGCAACGGCTGAGGCTGACCGCCGTGTCAACGACTTGCAGAAAGAGATAGGTGCGACTGAAGAAGCACTTGATGCACTTAAAATACCTCAGATGACCGGAGGTGGAGGTACGACATCAACAACTTCCACCACAAACACCACCAAAGAGGACAGACTTGAGGCTGCGCGAAAGGAAGCTGAGGAGTTGCAGAAACTTCGTTGGCAGAATGAGCAAGATGAAATTGACCAAATGGCAGACGGCGCTGCCCGCCGTCGTAGACAGATAGCATTGGATTATGAGAAAGAGCTTGCCGAGATAGAAGCCCAGAGGGCATCTTTTAAAGCGCTGAACAAAGAATCCGGAGCAACGGGTCTTAATGCTGACGGATTGGCTGAAACCCAGCAGGCCGAGATAGACAGAGCTGGACGCATTGCTCTTGAAAACCGGGACAAAGCCATGCAGGAAGTCTATCAGCTCGAACTGCAGCACATGGAGGAATATCTGAAGGAGTACGGTACATTCCAACAGAAAAAACTCGCCATGTCGGAAGAATACGACCGTAAAATAGCCGAAGCCTCCGATGAATGGGTAAAGAAGTCCCTGGAAAGGGAGAAGGCAACGGCCCTTCAGAACATAGAAATAGATGCGATTAAGCAGTCTGTTGATTGGGGAAGTGTGTTCAGTGGTTTCGGCACTATGTTCCGCGATCAGCTGGAACCTACCATTGCAAAACTCCGGGCAATTTCCGAGACTGAGGAATTCCGGAATTCAGACCTTCAGGATCAGCAGACCCTCTATGAGCTTATCGCCAAGCTCGAGGAGGCAAACACATCATGGGACAGTGGAATATTCGTCACTCTCGGAAACGACCTCACCGCATATCAGACGGCCATGCGTAATTACATGGACGCCCAGGATAAGGAACGGCTTGCGACAGAGGCTTTGACCGCTGCGAGAAGAAAGCTCGCCCAGGCAGAGCAAAGTGGCAATGCCGATGCCATTACTGCTGCTAAGGCGGAAGTAGCGACCGCCACCACAAATATGAACGAAGCATCCGATCGGGTGCGCTCCTTCGGCGCAGATGTGCAGGAAGCCTCCAATAGCCTACAGGCATCTACCACGCAGGTCAATAATATGTTCAATACGCTTGTGTCCAGTCTTGCCGGACTTAAATCCGGCAGTCTGCAGGGCGTGGGTGAAAGTCTGATGAGTCTTGATAAGCTCTTTAACAACAGCGGTGTCACAAATGCCGTTGGTGGCGCCCTTGCAAAAGGTATGTCAAAACTGCTTGGTAATTCCGCCATCGGGAAAAGTGTTTCCGAGGCTCTTGGCAACAGCGGACTGATCGGCCAGATCATATCGGCAGTTCTTTCTCTGCTCGATATCCTCAAAGATGGCATAGGAGTCCTGGTGTCAAGTCTGATCGATACAGTGCTCAATGCCATATCCGGCATACTCAAGAATTTGCTTAACGGTAAAATGTTCGTTCAGATAGGCCAGTCGCTCATCGACGGTATCGCCGGCATATTTGATGCCATTACATTCGGAGGTTTCACCTCATGGTTCAGCTCAAGCAATGCCAAGGAGGTCCAGGAGACCATTGATAAACTGACAGAGCGAAACGAATTGCTCCAGACCGCCATCGAGGACTTAACCGATGAAATCAAGGCAAGCAAAGGAACCAAGAGTGTCGCAGCATACCGGGACGCATACAATTATCAGCGTGAAACGAATGCCAATTATCTTGGCATCGCCCAGGCTCAGGCAGGATATCACGGCGCCCACCATAGTTGGAATTACTATTGGGACGGATTCTCTCAGGAACAGATTGAGCGCCTGAGCCGTCAGATCGGACGCTCGTGGGATGGCAATATCTGGAGCCTGTCGCCGGAGGAGATGGAGATGCTCCGTGCCAATGTCGATATGTGGAAACAGATCCAGGACTCCGGCAAAGGCGGATACGGTGGCAGACTGACCGAAAAACTTGACGACTATATCGCCCAAGCCGGCAAGCTCGAGGAGCTGACAAACGAACTATACGAAGGATTAACCGGGATGTCCTTCGACTCGATGTACGACAGCTTCATTGACCAGCTCATGGACATGGGGGCAAGCGCGGAGGATGTTGCTGACAATATCAGCGAATACTTCATGCGAGCCATGCTTTCTAAC